AGGACGACACCACCGAAACCGAGAGGAAGGACTCCGACGTGAGCCCCACCACCCATAACGTCTTCGAGCGGGGGTCTGATTCCGACCTCAAGCAGGACGACGTCGACATTGCCGGGGCCGTCGCGGCCATCGGCGCCGATCTGAAGAAGGGGGCGACGTTCAAGCAGGCGTTCCTCGCTCACGCGGAGAGCTACGGCATCTCGAATCCCGATATGCTCTTCCCCGAGCCCAAGGACACCGGCGGCATCACCGAGCTCCGAAGGGATCAGACCTGGGCCAACCGGCTGGTCTCCGGGGTCACCCATCTCCCCTTCTCCCGCTTCCGGTCCCGGTACGCGGTGCTCACCGGAGACGAGATTCGAGCTCGCGGCTACATCACCGGCTCCCTCAAGTACGACACCGTCTACAAGAGTCTCAAGAGGCAGACCTCGCCGACGACGGTCGTCGTCAAGACCAAGCTGGACCGTGACGACCAGATCGACATCACGACCATCGACATCTGGGAGTGGATGAAGCGCCAGCTCACCATCGACATGAACGAGGAGCTCGCTCGCGCGTTCCTCATCGGCGATGGCCGCGACGCCGACTCCGCCGACAAGATCAATCCGGACTGCATTCGTCCCATCCTCGCCGAGGACGACCTCTACGCGCCGAAGTACGCGCTGAGCTCTGACGCCATCGACGTCAAGACCAACCTCGACCTCATCGTCGAGGAGATGACGTACATGCTGGACGAGTACCGCGGCAAGGGTGAGCCTCTGTTCTGGGCGCCCAAGCGCACCATCGACCGGCTCACCTGGCTGCGCGACAAGCAGGGCCGCCGGATCTACAGGACGCGAGACGAGCTCGCCAGTGCTATCGGCTGCTCGGGGTTCGTCAACGTTCCCTTGCTCAAGGGGGCCAAGATCCAGCTTGAGGGCGGCCTTCGAGACGTGTTCGGCGTCTTCTTCCTCCCGGGCGACTACCACGTCGGTACCGACAACGGCGGCCAGCTCACCTCGATGGAGGGGTTCGACATCGACCACAACCAGCGGAAGGCCCTTCAGGAGACCCGGTGCTCCGGCGCGCTTCGAGACCCCGGGACCGCGGTGATCGTCACCGGCGCCCTCGCCCCCGTCGCCGGTGCCAAGAAGGACCCGAAGAAGTCCACCGATCCTCAGCTTCCCGAGATGAACTGAGCGATCGTGAAATACTTCGGCAGAATCGCGTTCTCCTCTGTCGAAGAGACGTCCCCCGGTATCTTCGTCGAGACTCCAGTCATCCGAAGATACCGGGGGAACGTCACGACCAACGCCCATCGGTACAGCATGGGCTCGGATCCGAACGGAAAGGTGCAGTCCGGTCAGATTCTCTCGATCGTTGGAGACGAGTACGCGTTCACGCACCCATTCGATATTCGATGGGTCGAGTTCGGCGGGGAGAAGTGGCTTGTCGTGTACACGGATATTCGACGTCCCCGCCTGTACTTGACTCTCGGAGCGCGATACAATGACGAGGGATGACCTTCATAAGGTTCTCGTTCGGATCCTCGGGTCGGACAATGTGTATTACCACCCTCCGGTGAATCTGAAGATCTCGTATCCGGCGATCGTGTACGAGAAGATTCAGTACTGGCAGGCGTACGCCGATAATCTTGGATACGCGCGAATTCCCCAGTACCGGGTGACCGTAATATCCAGACTGCCGGATCACCCGGCGATCGAACGCATTCTGGATCTCCGAGGGAGCGATTACGTCTCGCATTTCGTGTCCGAGGGGCTCCATCACGATATCATCGACATCTTCCAATAAGGAGAATCATGGCAGCCCTGGAATGGGACAAGGTTGAGAATCGGACCGGAGAGAACGGTGCCGATCACGGCGTCATCTACCGACTCGATCAGACCGGAGCGTACAATAAGGCCGAGGTCTGGGACGGTCTCACCGCAGTGAACATGGCGCCCGAGGGCGCCGAGGCCCAGAAGATGTACGCCGACAACATCCTGTACGGCACTCTTCGCGGTGCCGAGACCTCGAAGGGCACTATCGAGGCGTTCCGCTTCCCGGAGTCCTTCCGTGAGTGCGACGGCACTAAGCTCATCGACGCCGCGGTGGAGGGTCTGTACGCCACGGGCCAGCAGCGTCAGCCCTTCGGCTTCTCGTGGCGCACTCTGATCCTCGATTCCAACGGCACCGAGATCGGCTACAAGATCCACATCACCTACGGCAACACCGCGTCGCCGTCCTCGCAGGACAACAGCACCATCAACGAGAGTCCGGAGTACAAGTCCTTCTCGTGGGAGTTCGAGTCGGTTCCCGTTCCCGTTCCGGGAATGCGCCCCTCGGCGCGTCTCGAGCTTGACAGTCGGAAGGTGCCGGCCAAGAAGATGGAGGCCGCCCTCGACGCCCTCTATGGGCGGAAGACGGACCCCGCCAAGCTCCCCACGCCGGCGGAGCTCGTGGCCCTTATGAAGGCCGCGAATTAGGAGACCGGGAATGCTCGAGCTGCACCTACCGGAAGTCGACGGATGGGATGAGGCTGTCGAGGAGTTCGTCAGACTGCCAGCGTTGACGGTGCGGCTCGAGCATTCCCTCCTCTCCCTGTCAAAATGGGAGGGTCGCAACAAGGTTCCGTTCTTCGGTCCGAAGGAGCGGTCGACCGAGGAGATGCTCGACTACATCTCATGCATGGCGGATCCAGACATTCCGATGACCGTGCTAATGCGCTTCCGGGAAGAGGACTTCATCAAGGTCAACAACTACATACAGGACAAGATGACCGCGACGACGGTTACGGATCATACCGGAACTTCGCCGAAACGGCAGATCGTCACCTCAGAACTCATCTACGCCTGGTTGACCCTCCTCGAGATCCCTTATGGGGACGTGGAGCACTGGCACCTGAATCGGTTACTGACTCTAATTCGAACCGTTCAGGTGCTCAAGGACCCGAAGAAGAACCGGAAACCGACTCCGTCAGCACTGGCGGAGCGCGACAGGCTCAATGCCATGCGGAACGCCGAAGCGGCGAGAAGGAGAGCAAGACGTGGCTAACATCAAGGGCGTGCTCACGGCATGCCCGACGACGATTCTAGTGAATCCGGTCGTCAACGGGGCGGCGGATCTCAAGAAGAAGCGATTCGCGATTCGCCCGGGAGTCGTGGTGGACATCACGACCGACGACGGCTATTACAACATCGAGTCGAACGAGGGTCAGTTCGACACCGAGATGCGAATGCTCGCTGGAAGTCTGACTCCCGACGACCTCCTCTCCTCCGGAACCGGGGCGTCAGGCGGGGGCTTCCTCCGCCTCGGCGTCACGGACCCCGTCCCCCCGGGAACGCCCGAGGGGACCCTCGTGATCCGGGTGCCATGAGCATCGCGTTACGAGGATTCGCCCACGCGGAGGCTTTCAAGGGCGAGGCGACGTCGCTTAGCGCCACCTCCAGAGTCGGCGACACCGCCGTCCTCATAATGAGCGGTCAACAGGTGTCGCCGGGTGATCTGGTCGTTCCGGAGGGATGGACCGGTGTCGCCCAGCAGCAGATCGTCGGGATCACCAGGTGCGGCTATTTCGCTCGACGCCTGATCACCGATCCCGCTCAGACACAGAACATCCAGTGGGCGAACAAGAGTCAGTTCTGGGGCGCGAGACAGAATGCGTTCCTGATGATCTTCGACGGCGAGGCCGATGTGCGCCCCGGCGACCCGCCCTGGGCGGAAGGACTGCCCACCATCGAGCGGGAGTCCTACGTCATCTCCCAGAGTCACGGACCGTCTGCGAATCCGTTGATGGAGTGGACCGTTCTCGACGGCGACATCGTGTTCACCGGAAAGGCGACGGTCTCGACCGAGAAGTCGTGGTCCGCCCTTCGCGTGGCCCGCACGTCTCATACGCCCGTTGTCGGTCCCCCGGGGCAGGTCCCCGCCGCGTGGCTCGCATTCTCCATCGTCAGGCCCGTTCCAGCCCCTTTGCAGAACGTGTCCGTCTATGAAGGCGGGACGACCAAGCCGTGCATTCTCTCCGTGTGGAGGAAGCGCGATGAGGTCTTCGCCAGGAGAGCCGGTGTCATGCCGTCTCTCGTCAAGACCACTGCGGCCCTGCTCGCCAAGAGCGGCTTCGTCGTGGCCCATCGCGGAGGTTCTCAGGGCTGGGTCGAGGGAACAGCGCAGGGCTACACTGATTCCGTGGCGCACGGGGTCGACGCCCTCGAGTTCTCGGCCGCGAGGACCGTCGACGGCGTCTGGTTCCAGAATCACGACAACAATCTGAAGTCCCTCGGGGGGCCGGATCGTTCGACGTCCACGATGACCTGGTCGGAGGTCGTCGATGCGTTGAAGGGGACCGGGAAGACACCGTGTCGTCTCGATTGGCTTCTGAAGCATTACGGGGATGGCGTCATAGTCTTCGACCCGAAGACCTCGTTCGCTCGTTACGACGAGATTCATGATATTTTCAAGAATCGTCGCAACCGCACCATCATGAAGTTCTTCGGGGACAACAAGGCGTTCTTCCAGGCGATGAAGGCCCGCGGATATTCGACCTGGGGGTACGCCTATCCGTCATCGGTCGGTTCCGCATGGTGGAACGATTTCGTGAACGGGGCGCACATCGACATTCCCTCGATGTCGTGGGACGCGTCTGCGGATATTTGGAAGACGCTGACGGACACCGGGAAGCCGGTAGTCTCTCACATCACCTCCATCAAGGCGCAGATCGACGCGGCTGCGGCAAAGGGTGCGCGGGGGTCCATCGTCTCCGCCGTATCCACAGTACTGTCAATCCAAGTGTAAGGAGAATCATGGCAACCGCCGTCCAGTACGGGACCGTCTTCTCGACGCCCGTTGTCATCCGTCCGCTGACCGTCAAGGAGGAGGACCTCAAGAAGAAGGGGGTCTACCTCGACAAGACGCGCACTACGGTGAATCTCGAGGCCGGTATCTACCTCTTCGAGTTCCCGAAGACCAACCTTCCCGTTATTCCTCGGAAGATCAGCGGTACCGGCACCCTCACGGTCGACGCTGTCATTCCGTCGTGATCATGCGCAAGAAGCAACCCATCGTACGAGCCGAGAGAATGGGGCTGCCGGGCACCTCGGCGGTTCTCCGCCCCGGGGCGAAGGATCTTCAACCCTCCGAGAAGACCTATCTCGTAGAGGTCGTCGGTGAGACTCCGACTGCCGCTCCGATCCGAGTCGGAGGTTCGGTGTCCTACGGGCAGGTGCTTAATGAGCTCGCGCCCATCCGCGGTCTCGTCGTGGGGGTGATCGGAGACTCCTTCACCGAGGGCGAGAACGGGGTGCCGTCCTATCTGGGGGTGGGTTCGGTCATGTGCAGGGAACTGCACGCCGATGTCATCCCGTCCTATCAGACCGGAACCGGTTACCTCAGTCCCGGGCAGGGCGGTAGGGCCGTGTTCGGTGACGACAGCCGGATCGACGCCGTCCTCGCAGGCGACCCTGACGTTCTGTTCTTCTTCGGGTCGGTCAATGACAGGGCCCGGGGGGACGGAAACGCTGTGGCGACCGCCGCCGAGGCCGCCTATCGGAAGGTCTGGAGCAAGCGACATGATATTCCCATCATCGTGGCCGGCATTCAGCCTACGGCCCCTCCCCCGACGTTCGCCGACGCTACTTCGGACATCAACCAGAAGATGCGGGCCCTCGTCGAGAGGCTCAACGAGGACTACCCGATCGCGTACATCGACCAGATCGGCACGAGTATCAGCAACGCGACAGCGTTCGTTCAGGGCAAGCCGTATTCCGCTGGTGACGTCGTCTACTTCGAGGGCGTCGGCTACGAGTTCCGGGAGAACTGGTCCGGATCCACCCTGGCGGAGGCTCCGGTTCGCCGTACGTCGATCTGCTTCACGGGAACCGGGCAGGTCGGCACCCCGAAGAAGGACGGGAACAGGGATATTTACCTGCACTCGGATGGAACCCACCCCACGTGGTCTGGATCCGAGGCGTACGGCAAGGCGCTCGCCGCCGAGTTCGCCGTGGCCTACCGGGAGACCTTCTTCCGCCGCCCGAAGACGGAGCATGTGGAGCCTCCTGCTCCGCCCGCTCCGAATCCATTCCGCGACGAGCCGCATCTCGCGGCTTTCAACGCCCATTACTGGGACGAGGACGAGGTGGTCGCATCCGAGGCACGGCTCCGGAAGGCCGTTTCCGACGGTGCGGACGGTTTCGTGTTCTGGGTTCGGAGCACCTCGGACGACGTGCTCGTGCTGTCGTTCGCCAACACGCTCCCGATGGCGGAGGGGACCAGCCCCAACGTCAACCAGACTACTCTCGAGGCTCTGAGGGCTCTCAAGACGAAGGGCGGCAAGATCGCCACTCTCGAGGAGGGGCTCAAGCTCTGCAAGGAGCTCAACGTCGGATGCCTCGTGCTCAACGGCGTCAAGTTCCCTCAGGACGGCAGTCAGTCGTGGAACGTGCGCATCGAGAACGCCATCGCCGCCATGGTCAAGACCGTGTTCGGAGACGACGCCTCGAAGTACGTCAAGTTCTACACCGGTCCGACCGACGCCGACGCGCGCACTCGGTACGCGGCCGTCGTCCCGGATGCCGAGCACGTCGTCCACTATCACAACGACACCGTTGTCAACACTCCGCCTCCGGCCGGGAGCATCGTCTCCTCGGCCAACACGCTCAACGCCGCGTCAGTGGCCAAGCTCAAGACCTACGGGCGCCCGATGTGGTACACGCAGATCGCGAATCGGCAGCTGGGCGAGGGCGCGAGGAATCTCGGTGTCGATTGGAAGGGATTCACCTTCCGAGTGCGCGTTGCACTCGAAGCCCTTCCGCCGAAGCAGTAGACCAGCTCAAAATAGGAGGTTATATGAGCGATCCACAGGATCGGCAGGAGGCCGATCTCACCAGGAGCGTCGGCGATCCTTTCGAGGACAGGGCCGATGACGTTCCTCAGACGCCGGAGGTGATCGCATGAGCGGTCCCGCCGATGTCCTCTATCACGCCGCCAAGAGGATCGGGTACTACGCCCCCGACGACCCCGAGCCCGGGTCGGAGGCCGGCCGGTACTGGGCCCGCAAGACCGGGCAGGCGTGGCTCGCCGGTCCGAGCACCTCGATCTGGTGGTGCATGCTGTTCGTCAGCATGTGCTTCGACGAGGCGGGGCAGATTGACGCCATCGGTGGATTCTCGTACAACACCGATGTCACCCTCGCCCACATCCGCAATCACCCCGACGCGTACTTCGTGTCGATCGCCGACGCGGAGCCCGGCGATGTCGTCATCTTCGACTGGGACGACAGCACCGCGGCCACTGACCACGTCGGCATCGTCGAGGCCAATCTCGGCGGGGGCGTTCTTCAGACGATCGAGGGCAACACCTCGTCCGGAGCGTACGGCTCGCAGTCCGCGGGCAACGGTGTCTGGCGACGCCAGCGGTCCTACGGGATCGCGTACGTCATCCGTCCCGCGTGGGTCGGCAGCGGCTCGTCCTCGACGCCCGAGGTCAAGCCGTCGTGGTGGACTGACGAGGACGGCGTCTGGGGAGCCCAGACCGGTGGTCGATTCCGGCGTGTCATGGGGCTCACCGACCAGTCGTCGTGGGAGGAGGCCTGCAAGCGGTTCCAGACGTTCCTCAACTGGGCTCTCGACGCCTACGAGATCAAGAAGCTCACTGGCGATTACAAGCTCGAGGTCGACGGGGTTGACGGTGAGAGGACCTGGAAGTGCTTCCAGCACTTCTGGAACATGTCCGACATCCCCGGCGACGACTCCCTCCTCGAGGAGGACGGCGTCCTGGGGGTCGACACCACCACGAAGGTCCAGAAGACCCTGAATGCCAGCTGGCACGGGTCGCAGGGCCTGGCCAAGGCTCCCTGAGGCTCATAATGGGAGGAATGGTACTGGAGGCCAAGGGCGGCTTCCCGAAAACCGAATCGTGGCTCGCGAAGATCGGCAAGATGTCAATCTCCGCTCAGTTGTCGCGCTACGGAGAGAAGGGCGTCCGCGCTCTGGCCTCCAGTACCCCTCGACGAACCGGGAAGACTGCCGGGTCGTGGGGGTATGAGATCAGTCAGAAGGGGAACAAGTGGACGATAACGTGGACGAACACGAACATCGTCAACGGAGTTCCCATCGCGCTCGTCCTAGAGTACGGGCACGGTACCGGCACCGGCGGTTACGTCGCCGGCAGGCAGTACATCACCAAGGCGATCGAACCGATAATGAACGAGATCGCGGACGGGGTCTGGAAGGCGGTGAAGAATGGCTAGCGTCGAGTCCAGAGTCGTATCTCTGAAGTTCGATAACAGTCAGTTCATGAGCGGTGTGAAGAGCACCCTCGACGGCCTCAAGGGCCTCAAGCAGTCGATGTCCGAGAAGATCAGCTCGTCTCCGCTTTCGGGGATCGCCGATTCCATCCGGGCCATCGACTTCTCCTCGATCTCCAACGGGGCCGCCGATGCCGGGAATCGGATCGGAATCTTCGCCACCGCCGCGGGGGTGGCCCTGGGCAATCTCGCGTCCAAGGCCGTCGAAGCCGGCTTGAGCATGGTGAAGTCGTTCACGATCCAACCGATCATCGACGGCTTCAAGGAGTATGAACTCCAGCTCAACTCCGTTCAGACCATTCTCGCCAACACCGCGAGCAAGGGCGAGAACATCCAGACGGTGAACGCTGCTCTGGATGAGCTGAACCGATACGCGGATCTCACGAAGTACAACTTCGCCGAGATGACGCACAACATCGGCATGTTCACGTCCGCGGGCGTCGGGCTGAACGATTCCGTGGCGGCCATCAAGGGCCTGTCCAACGTCGCGGCTGCCTCGGGCTCCACGTCCCAGCAGGCCGCGACCGCGATGTACCAGCTGTCGCAGGCGATCTCCGCCGGCAGCGTGAAGCTGATGGACTGGAACTCCGTCGTGAACGCCGGCATGGGCGGAGAGCAGTTCCAGGAGGCCCTGAAGCGCACCGCACGCATGCATGGTGAGGCCGTCGACGAGTACATCGAGAAGGAGGGCTCGTTCCGCGAGTCGCTCAAGGACGGCTGGCTGACCGCCGAGGTCATGCTGGACACCCTCAACCAGATGACCGGCGACCTCACCGACGAGCAGCTCCTCCAGATGGGCTACACGGAGGAGCAGGTCGCCCAGATCCAGCAATTCGCGAAGGCCGGCCTCGAGGCCGCCACCTCGTACAAGACCTGGTCCGATGTCGTCGACGCCTCGATGGAGGCCGTCGGATCGGGTTGGGCGTCGTTCTGGCGTATCATCATCGGCGACTTCGAACAGGCCAAGACGCTGTGGACTGAGGTCGGCAACGCCGTGTCCAACTCGATCGGCAGCATGTTCGACTCCATCAACGGAGTCGCGCAGGCCTTCGTCGATCTCGGCGGCCGCGCTGCTGTGATCAACACCATCCGCAACATCGTCCTCGCCGTGGTCCGGCCGATCAAGGCGTTGGGGCAGGCGTTCGGCGATGTCTTCACCGGCGGACCGGCCAATATGCTCGCCACCTTCGCCAAGGGGCTGGAGAAGCTCACCTCGATATTCGTCCTCAGCGAGGAGAACGCAGACCGCCTGCGCACGGCCTTCGCCGGCATCTGGTCGGTCCTGCACATCATGCTCTGGCCGATCCAGCAGATCGGAAAGCTCTTCGCTTGGGTCGCCAACGGCGTCCTCAGTCTGGTGGGCATTCTCACTGGAGGAGCCACAACCGGTTTCCTCGGAGTCGCCTCAGCCATCGCCAAGGGCCCGATCGCCCTCGACAAGTGGATCTCCAGCCTCAATCCGATCGGGAAGATGATCGACTGGGTGAACGCCAAGTTGGCGGCATTCCGCGACTGGCTCGGACCGAAGTTCACCGGAGCCATCGACGGCGCCAAGGACGCGTTCGGCCGTCTCAAGGACGCCGCGGGCGAGAAGGTCTCGGAGGGCTGGGACAAGTTGCGCGAGAAGGGCTCCTCCTTCGCCAGCACGATCGCCTCCAAGTTCTCACCGGCGGTCGGCTCCGCCAAGGGGGCCCTTGACGCTTTCGGCGAATCGGTCAAGGGCAAGATCGAGAACGGTCTCACCAGTCTCTCGGAGAAGTCCAAAACCGTTGCAACGATCTTCGGCGAGGTGTTCGCCGGACGAGCCATGGCCGTCGCTCCCGGTTTCGCCTCCGCGGTCTACAAGATCGCAGATGCGATGCACCGGGCGTACGAGAAGGTCAAGGCGTTCGCCGGAGAGATGGGGAGGGCCTTCGACGCGAAGGTCGTCGATTGGGCCGACAAGCTCGCGCAGAAGTTCTCCTCCGTCGGATCCGCCGTGGGCGCCGCGAAGGACGCGGTGTCGTCCGTCAGCGCTCCGAACGTCGACACCTCCCAGGTGCAGGCCGCCGCAACGAGCGCGCAGGAGAGCGCATCGGCCGCGGCGTCCCAGGCGAAGTCAAAATGGGAGGCTTTCGCCGACTGGCTCACGACCGAGCTCCCCGCGAAGTTCAACAAGATCAAGCAGGATCTTGCTCCGCTGGCCAACGCCCTCAAGACCGTCTTCGGAGGCGTAGGGAAGGCGATCAAGGAGGCCTTCCGCATCGAGGAGGGCGACCTCGGGTTCGCCAAGATCATCAACTGGATCCTCGCCGGCGGTCTCGTCGCCGCGATCTACAAACTGGCCGACGCCTTCAAGGGCGTCAAGGCCCCGGTCGGGGCCTTCAAGGAGCTCCTCGAATCGCTCGGGAAGACTCTCGACGCGACGGCCAATCAGATCAACGCCAAGGCGCTTCTCACGGTCGCCGCCGCAATCGCCATCCTCGCCGCGTCGATGTGGCTGCTCGCCACGATCGACTCCGACGGGGTGACCAATGCCGGCGTCGCCATCGGCGTCGTCACCGGAGCGGTGGTCGCGCTGATCAAGACGATGTCCGGTATAGCCAAGGACCTCAAGGCCGGCGGGGCGCTGGCTCTCATGGCAACGGCCATCATCGGAATCGCTGCTGGCATCCTGCTGGTCGCGTTGGCTGCGAAGCTTCTCGGTTCTCTCGACGAGGACGAGATGCTCAAGGCTCTTCGAGCACTGGTGGTCGTCACCGGCGCTCTCATCGCGGCGGCCAAGGGGCTCAACGGGGTGAAGATCAACCCAACAGCGGGTCTGACGCTGATCGCTTTCGCCGTGTCGCTGTCACTGGTCGGTCTGGCCCTCAAGATTCTGGGGAACCTGAGTCTGAGAGAGGCCTACCAGGGGATGATGATCATGGTGGGCATCTCGATTCAGATGATCGCCATCGCCAAGCTCGCCGGGCAGATGAAGAGCGCTTCGTTCTTGAATCTGCTGGCCATGGCCGTAGCCATGCAAGTCGCGGCGCTCGTGGTCGTTCAACTCGGCCTGCTCCCGTGGCAGGTGGCCCTTCAGGGGGTTATTGTCATGGGCGTGGTGGTCGCCGAACTCGGTCTTCTGGCGCGCCTCGCCGGGAACGTCAAGCCTCAAGCCGCTTTGGGGCTCATCGCCACAGCGGTGGCGCTCCAGATCGCCGCCACCTCGGTCATCGCCCTCGGTCTTCTTCCCTGGCGTGCCGCCCTGCAAGGGGTCATCGCCATGGGAGTCGTTCTGGCGGAGATGGTCATCGCTTCGACGATGATGTCCGGAAACGTGACCGGAGCTCAGACCATGGCCCTCATGGCGGCTTCGCTCCTGCTCCTGGGTCATACTATCAAGACCCTCGGGTCGCTTCCGTGGCAGGCTTTGGCCCTCGGTCTTGTCGCCATGGCCGCTGGACTCGGCATCGTCATCGCCGCGGGATATTTGGCGGAGAAGGCCGCCCCGGGTCTTCTGCTTCTGGCCGCCGCCATCGCGGCCATCGGTCTGGTGGTCGTCGGAGTGGCCGCATTGCTGACGGCGATCACCGCACTCCTCACGGCCGTCGCGGTGCTCGGAGCGCCGGCGTTCGCCGCTTTGGCAGCGGGTATCGTGCTCCTGGCGAATACCATACCGACCATCGCACAGGCGGTGATGGACGGCATCATGGTCATCCTCAAGTCGATCATCGACAACAGGGAGACCATCGCACAGGCGCTCATCGCTCTGATCACCGCTCTGTGTGAAACGATCGTTGCCACGATGCCGTCGATCGTCGCCGCTCTCGGCGCTCTGCTGGACGGGGCGATACAGCTGCTCATGGAATACGGTCCGAAGATCGTCGCCGCGGCGGTTGACATCATCATCGCGATGCTGTGGGCGCTTGTCGAGAGAGCGCCCGATTTCACGAACGCGGCCATCGACTTGATTCTGGCGTTCATCAACGGCGTCGCAAGTCGAATCGGCGACATCATCGCCGCGGCGTTCAACCTGATCATCTCCTTCATCGAGGGGCTGGCCAACGCAGTCGATGCTTACGAAGGACGCCTTCGCGCGGCCATCGGAAAGCTGATTCGGGCCATCGCCAGATTCGTCGTCAATTCCGGGAAGGACCTTCTCAAGATCGGCGGCGACATCATCAGCGGTATCGTCAAGGGCATTGGGAATGCGGGCCACAAGATCAAGGACAAGATCGTGGGCTACTGCAAGGGGGCGTGGGAGAGCGTCAAGTCGTTCTTCGGAATCGCGTCCCCCTCGAAGCTCATGGCGGAGGTCGGCAAGAACGTCATGCTCGGCGCCGCGAAGGGCATCGAGGACAACGGTGACGCCTTCGTCGACGAGACGGTGATGGCCGCCAAGAACGCGAAGGACGGCTTCAATCGCGCTCTTACCGACGGGTTCGACGCGGAGTTCTCGTCCTTCCAGCCCACGATCGTCCCGGTTGTGGATCTCACCGAGGCGCGCAAGGGCCTTGAGGCCATGAGCGGAGACATGGTCGACGTCGGCGCGAGAATGTCCGCGTCTCTTCCGGCGAAGCCCTCGTCCTCCGAGCCCGCTTCGCAGGGCGACACGGATCAGCAGAGGAACGTGGTCGTGACGCAGAACAACTACTCTCCGGAGGCGCTGAACGAGGCACAGATCTACCGGCAGACCCGGAATCTCGTCAGCATGCTGCAATACTCATGAGGAAGGATTTCCATGATTCTCGGAGTCAGTATATTCTCCGATAACGGCGAGTCTATCAGACTTCCGCTCCGGGATTTTTGGGGAACCGGTCTCGCGATCACGAACATCACCGGACTGGGTCCCGTTAAAAGCGATCTCTGGATCACGAATTACGGGGCCCAGTCCGGGGGATATTACAACGGTTCTAGGGTCGGCACCAGGAACATCGTCATGACGATACGCCCTTGTGGTGACGACATCGAGAAGATTCGCAGATACGCGTACCGGCTGTTCGATGTGGAAGAGCACGTGACTCTGGTGGTGGACACGGATTACGGCGATCGCCGCATCGACGGCTACGTGGAATCCTTCGAGGTCGATCTGTTCTCGGCCGCGGAGCAATTCGTGATCAGCATCTTGTGTCCCCGTCCGGAGTTCACCGACGGGTCCGGGGTTGTGCTGACGTCGTCGAGCGCGGATACGATGAACGCGACATTCGAGTTCCCTTTCGAGTCCCGTTGGCTCATGGACGACATCGAGTTCGGAACGCCGCAGGATTACGCTGAGAACATCATCCATTACAGCGGCGAAGTGCCGACCGGATGCGAGATACACATTGATATTCTGTCCGATCCCGGGAAGAATGTCGTCATCGAGGGGCCTCGCGGGTCCCGTGTGGTCGTCGATAATGTCAACGCCGTGATCAAGAAGGACGGCCGGCTGGTTCTCAACACCGTCGTCGGAAAAAGAGAGGCGTATTACGTCAAGGACGGAACTCGGACCGATCTGGCGTGGACATTGTGGAACCAGAGCAATTGGCCCATTCTGTATCCGGGGTACAACACGATAGTGGTGAAAACCGATAACCTCTATGAGGTTAGAATGACCTGCTATTACCAGAATCTGTATCGAGGTATCTGATATGTTCATGATCGAGTACCCCACTCGGGGGGCGTACGGCGCCGTGAAGCGCGAACAGCCATCGCTCATCATCGACGATTTTTATTCTGCCGCCTGGACCGAGAGATTCTGGGACATCGGAGAGGCCCGCCTCGAGCTCCCGATGAAGTACTACGCCCTCGCCCTGGACGCGAGACGCTATCCGAACGGGCATTATCTGCACTTCTCGGAGAGCGAACGGGTCATGAATCTGTACTCGGCTCGAGTGGTGGCCAAGAAGGACGATCCTCGAATCATACTCACATACAAGTCGTTGGAGAATTTCCTGTCGTTCCGAAGGGTGCACGAGGGCCCGATGGGTTGGCCGTATTACTCTCCACCAGTCGCCGGAGTGACCAACTACACCCTTCTCGACATGTGGCGGTATTACTACGCCACCCGTTATCGAGTTCCGTCGATGCAGTACTACAAGGACCCGAGAGTGTCCGATGACTGGATCGGTCTCATGCGTCTTGATTTCAATGTCGGAGATACGGTCCTCGATGTCACTAAGGCGTCGTGCATGCGCACTCTGCCGTTCCGCAAGCGTCATGGTTTCCAGATCAAGGTGGAGGGCGAGGAGAAGCGATGGTGGAACATGTACATCACCGCCGTCGATGCGCCCGATCCTCTTCCCGATTGGACGGATTACATCGAAGCGCTCGAGTTCGGAATCGACTCGAGCAAGTACGCGAACGCCGCCCTGGTGATCGCCCCGAAGATCGAGGAGACCAAAAACGCTCAGGGGGTCTACGACGGCTATCGGGAGATCGGCAAGACAGTATACGATTCGCCGACGTACTACGAACCCGGAGTCGTGGCGGATTGGAACAGGGTCGAGAAGAAGATTACCTACCAGCTGGATGGTAAGGACTACAAAGAAGCCACGACCATGATGCAGTACATCGCCGACACCTGGGGTCAGATCGGAGGTCCGAACGACCCCGGTACGGCGAAGAAGCTGGTCAAGGAGCAGTCCTCCGTACAGACCGTGGCGACGACTCCGGCGACCATATCGAAGGATCTCAAATACGGACGGGATTACCGTCTCGGAACTATGTTCCAATGGACCCCATACGCCGGTGCCGGAATATACAACACCGCATGGTATGACGCCTCCACATCCTTCGAGGCGCTGGTGACCGAGTACACCTGGACGATCGACGATTCCGGTGTCGTCGAGACTCCGGGAATCGTTATGTGAAAGGAGCGTTATGGCGCAACGTTTCGGATTCTTCGATTCCATCAACAAGGATCGAAGATACGGTGCCACCGATATGGGACGGATGTTCGACGGCCTCATTCGAGACGGCATCTACATGAACTATCTCGATGCCTTCGCGGTGCAGCCGGCCGGGCAGATGAACGTGTGGGTTCGCCCCGGGCGCTGCTGGTTCAATCACCGTTGGTTCGAGGTCGATGAACCCCTGAAGATGAGTATCGCCCCAGCGCACACCACATGGGCCCGTTGGGACGTCATCGTCATCGAGGTGAACGAGGCCGAGACCGTCAGGTCGGTTTCGCTGCGCATCATGCAGGGGTCTCCCAGCAGTGCGCCGTCCGAACCTCCCATCGGGGGATCTCAGACACTGCATCGGTACCCCATCGCGGCGATCAACGTGAAGGCGGGACTGACTTCGATCAACTCGTCGGAGATATACGATCGTCGTGGAAGTGACGTATGCCCTTGGGTCGTCAATGTCAACGGTTCGATCCCGGTCAAAGGGCTCACCGATCAGATGAGCGCGGAGTTCCAAGCGTGGTTCTCCGGTCTCAAGAACGCTGCTCTGAATCCGCCCAACGCCAACGCCGAATTGGCGGCGGTGAAGAGCGAGGTCGTGACCCTAAAGAAGCACTGGGACACCGGCGGCATGCCAGTCGGTTCGATCGCGCCTTCGACAAGGATCCCGCTCATCGCGCCCGACGGGAACACGTCGACATCGTCGGCGGATGTTTTCGCGTACGAGATCTTCGATGGGATTCCGAGTGCCCACAACGCTCTGTACCGTGGGAAGAACCTCGGAACGGTCATGACGACGGAGCAGGCCTCGGAAGTCGCGGCCGGAACTTTCCGGGGATTGTGGCTGGGCGACTACTGGACGAACGGGGGACGCGAGTACGTCATCGCCGGATTCGATTACTGGTACGGCCTACGCGGTGTTTCTCGTCACCATATCGCGGTGGTGCCCAAGTACAGCGTGAGCGGAAACGCGATGCACTCCGGGAAGATGACGAACGGGGTGTATTACACCGACATGTACCAGACGGTGCTGCCCGGTTTCCGAACGCAGTTCCAGAACGTGTTCGGAAACCGGATCATCCGTCATCCCGTTGTGTTCATCAACAGTTACGACGAGAACTCCGATCCGAAGGATTACGCCTCGTTGGATCTCGATATTTCCATTCCGGATCCGGGCATGGTCTCGACAAGCGGTTGGGCATCTGGAGTCAATCACGGAGTCACGTGGAACCGATCCTCCGGCAATCGTCTGCTCCCCATCGTGCTGCTCAACAGCGCGTTCGCCAACACTTCGGCGAACGACGGGTATTGGCTCAACGCCTCCTATGGGCCCAATTCAGTCGCGTATATGCGAAACGACGGGAGCATTGACCAGGGCAACCCTACGAACAGCAAGTTCGTTTGGCCGATCTTCGCAGTTAGCGGGTGATATTCTATTGCTCACACATCACATCGAGCTGATACTCACCGTGGTGGGATCGGTGCTCGCCTCCTCGGGTTTCTGGGCCTGGGTGTCGAGGAGGACGAGCAACCGGAGCGCCACGCGGGAGATGATACGCGGTCTCGCGCACGATCGGGTCGTCCACGTCGGGAAAGGGCACATACGGCGCGGATACTTGACTTTAGACGAGTACGACGACTTCATGGAGTACCTCGCAAAGCCGTACCAGAACATGGGCGGAAACGGCCTTGCCGAGCGCGTCATTCACGAGATCCAGAACCTGCCCATCCATCCAGACGACAAGAAGGACATCGGATGAAGAACAAGACATACGACACTCTCAAGTGGATCACGCTCGTGGCACTCCCCGCGTTCGTGACCTTCTTCCTCGCTCTCGCGCCTCTGTGGAACATTCCGAACGCGCAGGCGATCGCAGCCACCATCACGGCGTTCACGACGTTCCTGGGGGCGCTCCTGGGCGTCTCCAGTGCGAAGTACACTCCGCCGACCGACGGGGTGCTCAATGTCGTGTCCGACCCCCGTGTCGACGCCCCGGCCGAGGTGAGCGCCGCCCTGAAGGAGGAACCCGAGAGTCTTCCCTCGACGATCTCCCTCCGAGTCGTCAAGTCCCACGTCTAGGGGATATTCACGCGCCGCATAGTGAAGAGTCAGTCTTTGAAAGGAGAACATCATGACTGACAACGCCCCCGACTACGAGGACCTCGCCCGCGAGATCCGCGTGAACATGTCCGAGGACGGAGACCCCGCCAGCGAGCGGTACACCTCCCTGCTGAAGAACCTCTCCGAGGTCGAACGGCTTAAGAAGGAGGCGCGCGTCAAGCGCCTCTCTGAGCGGATCGACCCGAACGTGGTCATCAGTGCGGGAGGATCGCTCGCCGGGATCCTCCTCGTCATCCGCGCGGAGAAGTGGGCAGTGCTCACTAGCAAGGCGTTCGGTCTGATCAGCAAGATCAGGATCTGACGCTTCATCCCATCCCCCCTGTTCGACTGACAACGTCGCAGGGGGGATGGGCACTCGGACCATATTTTTCTCGGCGCATGGTGAGATACACACCTCTTAGAAAGGAGAAACCGTGTTCGAGATCCTGGCATTCCTGCTCGTCTTGATCTGGCTCGTTTCCGACAAGAGGCCGTAGCCTCCGCTCCGTACTCCGCAAGGGGTACGGGTCTTGTGATATTTTCACACGACCCATAGTGAGATACACGTCTCCCCATGCATCACCCGGTGCATGGGCCTTTCGAAAGGAGAACGCCAATGTCCACCGCCTACGAGCTCATCATCCAGTTCCCCGACAAGCCTTCCAGGACCGAGTTCGAGAAGGCTCTGACCTCGAAGAACACCCTCCTGCTCCTTCCGGACTTCGACTACAAGAACATGGTCCGTTCGACCATCGTCAAGAAGGACCGCTGATCATGAACACCGAAGGCGTCTACGACATCACCGGGATCAGGCTCATCTTCGACTACGGGGCGACCCGGGCTCGCAACGAGTTCCAGGTCCGAATGGAGAAGCGCTACGGGCCCGACGCTTCGTGGGGAGGGGTTCTCCGATCCGAGATGGCCGGGTATCCCTGCATCGACGTCCAGATCCCCAAGGAGATCTTCATGATGGCCGCCATGGCCGCCATCGAGGACTGCGTCAAGCAGGCGGGGCGCGCCGACGAGGATGTGCCCTGCGGACAGATGATGCTCAGGAGGTACTGACACATGTTCATCCGACCGGCCATTCAGATCATCGGCCGTCACGCCCCGCAGATCCTCGCGGGGCTGGCGGTCATCGGCGTCGGCGTCACCGCCGTTCAGGCCGCGCAGGGCCACCTCGCCGCCCAGGAGGTGCGGTACGAGATCGGCGAGAGTCGCGGCGAGACCCTCTACAACATGCTGCGAGCACGGTGGAAGTGCTATGCGCCGGCCACCATCACCGGCATTCTCACGATCGCCTGCGTCATCGGGGGGACGAAGGTCTCCCTGGTCCGCCAGGCGTCGCTCGTCAGCGCCCTCGGGCTCATGAAGTCCTCTCACGAGAGGCTTCAGAGGTCTGTCGAGGCGCTCCCCGAGGAGGCCCGGAACGAGGTGCGCTCCATCGCCGCGAAGGACTCCATCGCGGCCGGGGAGCAGCCCTCCGGCGCCCTGTTCGTCGGGAACGGGGATATCCTGTGGCAGGACGCCTTCACCGGACGCTACTTCACCGCTGATAAGAACCGGGTTGACCAGGCGGTGAACTCGGTCAACCACGCGCTCATCCACGGTGATGCGATCTCCCTCAATGAGTTCTACGAGCGCGTCGGGCTCGAGGCCGTCTCCTCCGGCGATGAGCTCGGATGGGCCATCGGCGGACCGCTCGTCGAGGTGCAGACCGTTGCCGCCATCTCGAGGGACGGCAGGCCCTGCGTCTCCCTCGATTTCATCACCCCGCCGCGCCCGCAGTGGTGGAAGATCGGCTGATATTTTCACACAACCCATAGTGAAGGACACCCTACCAGAAAGGATACTACAATGTCCGACAACCAGACCCCCGACACCGACCAGACCCCCGGTCAGGAGGTCGTCACCACTGACACGCCCTCTCTCGGAGAGCGCGTCGACTCCTGGGTTCGCTCCCACCCCCGCACCGTTTCGACGGCCAAGGCGGTCGGTCGCTTCACGCTCTACGTGGGCGGCACGATCGGCGCCTTGGCCCTGATCGGGGCGCTGGGGAGCGACCCCGAGGAGGACGACGCCTACGAGGAGGACGAGGAGGAGTGATCGACCCCCCGACACCGTCAATCGCACGGTGTCGGGGTTTTCACTCGCCGTATGGTGAAAGGAAGGTGATATTCACCATGCAAACCAGACACCTCTGGATTCCCCGCCTCCTCTGCAAGGTGGGGTCGACCGCGACCGGCATCGCCGTGTCCACGGCCTTGACCGCCGCCTGCCCCCCGGCGGGAATGCTGATGACCGCAGTATTCCTCACCGGAGGAGCGTGCGCCGGCATCGCCGTGACCAAGCCCACCGAACGCGAACTCCTCGCCTTCGCGGGCGAGGTCGAGGAATCCATCGAGGCCACGAAGGCCGCACTGAACCACTGACCAATCAACCCCATACGCCACTCGGCGTATGGGCCTTTCGAAAGGAACACGCACATGTACCGTGTCAAGCTGAAGTACGAGGACCCGTTCAACGACGACCGCCAGATTGAGGAGGAGCTCCTGTTCAACCTCACCAAGGCCGAGGTCATGCTCGCCATGACCGACGACAACTCCTTCCTCCACCTGCTCATGGCCCTCGACGAGAAGACGGTGACCGACCTCCAGGTCGTGAAGGCCATTACCGAGCTCGCCCTCGCGTCCTACTGCGAGAGGGCCGGCAACCGGGTCACCAAGAACCCGGCGCGCCGGGCGGCGTTCAAGACCTCTCCGATCTTCGACGCCCTTCTCGAGCATCTGGTCTCGAAGAGGGAGAACGCTGTCGCGTTCGTCACGGGGATCATCCCCCGCGAGGCCCGTGAGCAGGTCGCCAACCTCCTCGAGGCGAAGAAGTGAGCGGCGACGTCCCCATCCGCCCTGGGGACGGCGAGATCGAACGGGCGGTCGAGTCCGTCGCTCCGAAGAAGGACGACGCCCCCATTGCGAGGGCGAGGGTCGTCACCTCTCCGGGCAAACGGATCCTGAGGGGCGTCTTCGCCTCCTCCCTTGTCGAACTGGGATCCTATGTCCTGTTCGACGTCCTGCTTCCGGAGATCAAGGATCTCATCGCCACCACGGCCACGAGCGCCGTGGATCGGGCGATCTACGGAGACCGAGGAGGTAACCGACCGCCTGTCGGAGGGCGTGTCGTCCCCATCCGCCGGCGCGAGGGGTGGACGGAGCGGACGAACTACACGTCCTTCTCCACGCCCTCCCGAGCCGCGCAGGAGCAGCAGGCACCCTCGACTGACCGCCCCTCGTACAAGGATCTCGAGTACTCCTCGAGGGAGGACGCGGGGGCCGTCCTGCGATATTTGATCGACGCCATTTCCGAGTACGGGACCGTCACCCTCGGCGACCTGTACGACAAGAGCGGCGTCAGTGTCAAGCCCGTCGACCAGCGATGGGGTTGGCGCGATCTCAGCTTCGCCGGTGTGCGACGCTCTCGTGGCGGGTTCGTCATCGACCTGCCGCAGCCCGAGTTCCTACGATAACCGAATGACGGGGCGCCTGCGAGAGATCGTGGGCGCCCCGTCCCACACGTCATATTCTCACGAAAGGACACAACCATGTCACTCCCGGTCACCATCGCAAAGGGGATCGGCGTCACGACGCTGTTCCTCGTCCGGAACGCTCCCACCATCCTCACCGCGGGCGGCGTCTGCGCCATGATCGGCGCGACCGCGACCGCCGTCAAGGAGTCTCTCCGCTACCACGAGGAGGTGAGCGAGCCCGTCATCACCGACATCGCTCTCGCGGAGGTCGAGGGGGATGAGAAGAAGAGGGACGCCGCCAAGTGGCGTCTCATCATCAACACTGCTCGCAGGTACGCGCCCACGATCGTCCTCACGGCGGCCGGCATCGCCATGATCTCCGCGGGGCACGGCATGATGCTCCAGAGGATCTCCGGGCTGTCCAGCGCTCTCGCCCTCGCGTCCTCGAAGGTCGGCGCGCTGGAGAAGTACCAGCAGATCACCGATCCTGACGGAAACAACCCCCAGACCCACCCCGAGGTCAAGCACGAGATGCGAGAGGCCGTTCGCCATGTCCTCCCGGACGCGGACGTGCACAACTGGGCGTTCATGCCGTCCAATCCCAACTGGACGGACTCGCAGACGACGAATGAGCTGTTCCTCGAGAGCATGGAGCACTACGCGAACGACCGGCTCGAGCGGTACGGCCACCTCTTCCTCAACGAGGTGTACGACATGCTCGGGATGCCGAGGACCCGACTCGGAGCCGTCATGGGATGGCTGAAGGACGACGTCGTCGACTTCGGGATCGAGCGCAGGTTCGAGCCGCTCGAGGATGCCGACCCACGAGTCTGGTGGGAGCTGGCGTTCAACGCCGACTCGAACCTGATCACCGCGGAGGTGAAGTGAGATGCCGTGGAAGCTCATCGTCACCGGCCTCATCGGAGTCGCCGCGGGCGTCGGCGCGGCAGTCGCCGTCATGCGGGATATTCCCAAGCGCCTCGAGGAGAACGAGAAGCTCACGTGGCACCTCGACGACCGGATGGCCGCGCTCGAGGCCAGGCTCACGCTCCTCGAGGAGTCCCCGAAGGTGAAAGAGCTCGTCTGCGAGGGCATGACCGAGGTCGATCCTCCGAAGAAGGAGGTTCCCGAGGAGTACAATGATCTGGTCGAGGAGTACGCCCCCTCCGACGAGCCGCCGTCCGAGGTCGAGACCCTGACCGATATCGACGGGCTCTCGATCGAGGACTACGAGTTCATCTCCTCGTCCAACGAGCCCGTCGACGAGGGCATGTGGGACGTCAAGTACGACGCCGCCCAGGACGTCCTTTACGACGAGGATGAGGAGGATATTTCGGCGGAGAAGCCGGCTCTCCGGGCGTTCCTCGCGCAGTGGTTCCAGGGTGACAACGAGGCGCGCTACGCCGAGATCGGGGAGAACGGGCAGGATACGCCCGTTCGTGTCATGATCGTCCCTGATGAGTACGGGGAGGCGTGGTATGACTGATGACGAGGTCGAGTACTACGAGGAGATCCTGGATACGGTCGACCCCCGCGGCGACCACATCACCCTCCTGGAGATCCTCGCCGGCGAACCATTCCGGTCGCGCAACCTCGGGGACCGGAACCGAACTGACGACGTCCTCTACTACCGGGAGGAGAAGGGCGTAGAGATCTTCGAACCCCCGTCGGTTCTCGAGGTTCTGTACGTCTTCGCATTCCGGCTGTACGAGGCGGACGACGGCTCGGACCCCCTCTGGTACTTCTGGTCGATGCTTCGGAACGCGGGATTGAAGAAGTACGACGAGGAGGCCTTCGAGAACCCCCTCGCGGTGAGGGAGGTCAGGAAGCGCGTGCACGAGATCGCCGCCATGCATTACGAAGCGGACGGAAGCGGGGGATATTTCAGAATCACCCGGGAGCACTACATCGACGATGTTCTGATCACGGACATGCGACGGATCCCGTTGTGGGATCAGGCGATGGCGTGGTTGGACGACTGAACGGAGAACGCGTATGGACTTCTATTCGCTGCGTACGCGCAAGCGGAAGAACGGCACTATCGCCGTGTACCCCGACTACCGGGTGGGCCGCTCGAACGACCTGATGGTCCGGGGGAAGTCCTTCTACGCGGTATGGGACGAGGAGAAGGGACTGTGGTCACGGGACGAGTACGATGTCGCTCGTTTCGTGGACGCGGATATTCTGAAGACGGTCGAGGAGCTCCGGGAGAAGACCGATGACGATACGCCGATCGTCGGAGAACTCCTGAGCGACTTCTCCAGTGGCCACTGGATGAAGTTCCAATCGTTCCTGAAGAACGTCGGGGACTGCTCGATCGACCTCGATTCCTCTCTCGTCTTCGCCAACACCCCCACCTCCAGGGCGACGTACGCCAGTCGACGGCTTCCGTACGCCCTGGAGGTGGGGGACATCTCCGCCTACGACGAACTCATGGCGACACTCTATGATCCCGACGAGCGCACCAAGATCGAGTGGTGCATCGGGTCGATCGTAGAGGGCGCCTCGAAGGGTATTCAGAAGTTCATAGTGCTGTACGGCTCCGCCGGGGCGGGGAAGTCGACGGTGCTCAACATCGTGCAACAGCTCTTCGCGGGGTACTGCACGACCTTCGACGCGAAGGCCCTCGGGTCGTCGCAGAACGCGTTCGCCACCGAGGTGTTCCGCACTAACCCCCTCGTCGCCATTCAGCACGACGGGGATCTCTCCCGGATCGAGGACAACACAAAGCTCAACAGTATCATCTCTCACGAGGAGATGATCATGAATGAGAAGTACAAGGCGTCCTACTCGGCGAGAGCGAACGCGTTCCTCTGGATGGCGACGAACCGACCGGTGAAGATCACGGACGCGAAGAGCGGTATCATCCGCCGGCTCATCGACGTGACTCCCAGTGGGCGGCGACTCCCCGCTGAGGACTACCTGGCGATCCAGAAGAGGATCCCGGAGGAGCTCGGAGCGATCGCCCATCACTGCCGGGAGGTGTTCCGGTCGATGGGCGCTCACTACTACGATCCCTACCGCCCAACGGAGATGATCCTCAAGACGGACGTCTTCTACAACTTCGTGGAGGATGTTCAGTTCGATATTCAGGATGGAGTCTCCTTGCAGAGGGCGTACGACCTCTACAAGAAGTACTGCGACGAGGCGCTGGTGGAGTACCGGATGCCGAAGTACCGGTTCCGGGAGGAGCTCAAGAACTACTTCAGGGAGTTCCATGAGCGCTACCGGGACGGGGATGAGCGCATTCGGAACTACTACACCGGATTCCGAGACGATAAGTTCAACGGTCGGGAGAAGGCGCCCGAACTCGCGAAGGAGAAGTACTGGCTCTCCCTCGACGAGGAGAAGGGCGCGCTGGATGATATTCTCGCCGATCGCCCGGCCCAGTACGCGGGCGAGGACGGGAACCCCACCACGAAATGGGACGACGTCGGAACGACTTTGAGGGAGCTCGATCCGCATCGCCTTCATTTCGTTCGACCGCCGCTGGACCACGTGGTGATCGACCTCGATATCCGTGGCGAGAGCGGGGAGAAGGATCGCGCTCTGAACCTGGAGGCCGCGAGCCGGTTCCCGCCCACTTATGCGGAGTTCAGCAAGAGCGGCGCCGGCGTTCATCTCCATTACACCTACTCCGGCGATATTTCGGAGCTCTCTCCGGAGTACTCCGAGGGGATCGAGATCAAGACCTTCCGAGGACGGGCGAGCCTTCGGAGGATGCTCAACGGGTGCAACAGCATGCCGGTAGCGACTCTTTCCTCGGGGGCGCTGCCGAGAAAGGAGAAGAAGCAGGTGCTTGACCAAGCGCAGGTCAAGAGCGAACGGGCGCTGCGCGAACTGATCATTCGGAACCTCAGGAAGGAGATTCATCCGGCGACGAAACCCTCGATGGACTTCATCGAGAAAATCCTCGACGACGCCTACAACAGCGATCTCTCGTACGACGTCTCCGACATGCGGGGGAAGATCATGTGGTTCGCCATGAAGTCGACGAACCAGAAGGAGGAGTGCCTCAAGATACTCACGCGCCTCAAGATGCGCAGCAAGGACGTGGAGAAGGGGGAGTACGCCTCGAAACCCATCGAGAACACGAGCATGGACGACATCGTGTTCTTCGACATCGAGGTCTATCCCAACCTGCTCCTCGTCTGCTGGATGGTTGACCGCGATGGCGCAGAAGTCGTCCCCATGGTCAATCCGTCCAAGGAGGAGATCGAGCGGCTCCTTCAGAAGAAGCTCGTCGGTTTTAACAACCGCAAGTACGACAATCACGTGATCTACGCCCGGTACCTGGGCGAATCGGTGGCGTCGTGCTATCGGCTGTCGCAGAGACTGGTCCACAACGACAGGGACGCCACTTTCATCGAGGCGTACAACCTGTCGTACACGGACGTGTACGACTTCTCGACGAAGAAGCAGAGCCTCAAGGCGTGGGAGATCGAGCTCGGGCTCCCACACAAGGAGATGGACCATCCCTGGGACGAGCCCGTGCCCGATGATATTCTCCCGCACGTGATCGAGTACTGCGCCAACGACGTGCGGGCCACTCGAGAGGTGTTCCACCATCTCAAGGCGGACTGGGAGGCGCGACAGGTTCTGGCGAAGGTGGCCGGCCTCACGGTCAACCACACGACGAACCAGTGCACCCAGCAGATCATATTCGGGAATGACCGTCGTCCGGCGTTCCACCACCGCGACCTCTCGAAGGACTTCCCGGGGTACGAGTTCTCCTACGGGAAGTCGTCGTACAGGGGAGAAGACCCGGGCGAGGGCGGATACGTCCATGCGAAACCGGGCATCTACAGGAACGTGGCGCTGCTAGACATCGCGTCGATGCACCCGCACTCGCTCATCGCCCTGAACGCGTTCGGAGACACCTATACGGCGCGTTTCAAGGCGATTGTGGACGCCAGAATCGCGATCAAGCACGGGGATATGGTCGCGGCCGGAAAGGCCCTTGACGGGGCTCTCAAGCCCTTCCTCGAGGGTGATTTGAAGGCGCTCGCATATTCTCTGAAGATAGCGATCAACAGCGTGTACGGGCTCACCTCCGCGAGGTTCCCGACGCGCTGCAACGGCATGGACTCGGCCAACAACCCCGACAACATCGTGGCGAAGAGGGGCGCTCTGTTCATGATCGACCTCAAGCACGCCGTCGAGGAGCGCGGGGGGATCGTCGTCCATATCAAGACGGACTCCATCAAGATCGCGGAGGCGACTCCGGAGATCATCGAGTTCGTCAACGAGTACGGGCGCAAGTGGGGATACACGTTCGAGCACGAGACCACGTACGATCGCATGTGCCTCGTTAACCGGGCCGTGTACCTCGCACATGACAAGACGGGCTGGCACGCCACGGGAGCCCAGTTCCAGCAGCCCTATGTGTACAACCACCTGTGCGAGGGACGACCGGATCGTCTTGAGGACTTCGTTGAGAAGAAGCAGGTGATCAAGGGAACGTTCTACATCGACCACGGAACCGAGGAGGCGCCCGACAGGCGTTTCGTCGGACGGGTCGGAGAGTTCATCCCGGTGAACGAGGAGGGCGGAGGCGGCGCCCTCGTGGTGAAGCGGGATGAGAAGTTCGTCTCGGCCTCCGGGGCGAAGGGATATCTGTGGGAGGAGCGTGCCGTGGTCGAGCGGTACGCGAATGAGAGCGAAAGGGACCCCATGTCCTTCATCGACAGAGGGTACGCGGAGAAGCTCCTGGACGACGCGTACGCGGCGATCTCCAAATATGGGGACGCCGAGGAGTTCATCAACGGCGAGAGAAAGGAAAAGACATGCGCCGATACGGATTCTGGAACTTCGTCGGGGACGCCCTCCTGACGATGTTCACGGGAGGGTTCTGGCTGATCTGGGTCTTCGTGCGGGAGATGCGCCAGCGGTAGAGTCACAATTTTAACAAGGGGGATAGTGAGATACCCACTCCCGAAAGGAAGTCATCATCATGATTGACATCACCGTTTCCATCGTCAAGACCATCGTCTTCTTCGTTGGCGTCTTCTTCTCCATCGCCCTCATGGGCAAGCGAGGGAAGGCCATCAAGGAGGCTGTCAAGGGAAACGTCATCATCATCGACACCCCCAACCACAAGTGACTCTCACCCCCATACACCACCCGGTGTATGGGCCTTTCGGGGTGGGTATCTCATACGATCGAACGAAAGGAAACCTCAATGCTCCATCCTCTCGCTCTTCTGGGAGAGCTCGTGCTCATGACGATCGGCGCCATTCTCCTACAGGAGGGCACCGCGAGACCCACGAAGAGATCGGTGACCGGGTGCGTCCTCATGGTCATGGTCTCAGCCGCTCTTCTCGGGTTCGGGGCCACCACGTTCTGCGTGAGTCTCGGCTGGCTCATACACGGCTTCATCGGGGCCTGCATCGGCCTTGGTGTCGCCGGCGTCATCGTCTACATCATCCTCAACGCCACGATCGAAAGGAACCGGTAACATGGCGACCGTGTATACCATTAAGAACACGAGGTTCATCTTCGCGACCAACTTCACCGGCGCTCCCAGTCAGTTCAACCCCACGGGGGAGAAGCCCAACTGCAACATCGTCCTCGACGAGGAGACCGCGGCGATGCTCCTCGACGCGGGATTCCGGGTCAAGACCACGAAACCGAAGGACGACGTCGAGTACGTCCCGGAGCACTACCTCAACCTCAAGTGCTCCTTCGGCGGTCTCGCCGATCCCGACATCCGGATGGTCCCGTGCCCTCCCGGTGAGGACCCCAGGGAGTGCCAGCAGATCAAGCTCACAGCCGACACCGTGGGCAACATCGACACCGCCCGAGTGGCGCGCGTCGATGTCTCGTTCGCCGACTACCACCACCGAATGGGTGTCAGCGGGTACATCCGCAAGATGATCGTCGTGGTCGTCCCCGACGAGCTTGACCTCGAATGGGGGTTCTGATGGACGAGACCACGATCGCCGTCTACGTCTCCGGCGGCGAGACTGACAAGATCCCGGCGATTCTCAGCCTGTTCGGAATGAGGATCGAGGACATGGGATTCGTCGGGCGCGTCAGCCCGCGGGGATGGTGGATGATCTGCCCGGGCGTCAAGTGGATCGTTCCGTCGTACAAGCACCCGGACAAGATCGCCCTTGCCGATAACCAGGCCATGGTCGAGGAGGACGGTGTCTACCACCTCGTCTGGATGACCGAGTGATCGGCGAAGTATTCGTGGAGACCCCGGACGGGCTCGCATACGTCTCGAACATGGGGCGCGTGTGGTCCGTCCGGGCGTCCGCGTATCTCAAGCCCCGAATGCTCGATCTGGGCAAGGGGTTCGATTGGCACGTCCGTTGGGGCGGCCTGTGGCAGAACGTCAACGACCTGGTCAGGCTCCTCCACGGCGAGGATCTCGACCTGTTCTGGACGCCGCCGACATCGACCGAGCCGCCGTTCGGTCGGAGGAAGTACCGGGGTCCGGTGAAGGATCTGGACACCGGTATCGTCTACAAGAACATGTGCGCCGCGGCGGAGGCGCTCAGAATCAGCCCGTCGATGGTCAGCATGACCGTCGCGGGGAAGATCAAGAAACCGCGACATCGTCTTGGAAAGGAGACAACATGGCGGTCCTGAAATACACCACCGAGTCCGGAGGCCGGGGACGGCTCTATCAGAGTGTCAATCTCGGTGAGCTCTGGAGGCTCTACGAGGAGCGGGGGGTGAGCGAGATCACCATCAACCCCGCCAAGGATGTCATGACGATCGTCGTCGACGGCACCCGGTGGACCTGGTACAACGGTTCCGACGTCCTGCTCTTCTCGGACCGCGTCGGCTTCCACGGGGTCTTCCCCGGGGCCGCCGGGAGCGGAGACGAGCTCGAGGAGCGCTTCGGAATCACTTTCGTCTTCGACAAGCACTGACCAAGAAGGAGAACATCATGAAGTGCTGCGCCATTGCGACTGAGAGCCATGTCACTGTCAGCTGGGGGATCGACGACCCGCCTGAGACGTTCCTCGAGGAGATGCGGAAGTGGCCGTTCATGCCCCGGGGGGTTGCGACGAAGGACGGCAAGGGGGTCCAGCTCGCGATCTTCTGCGAGGAGGAGAACGCCATGTGCCTCACTCGCAGGTCCGTCTATGACCGGACGATCCGTCCCGGGGACGAGCTGGAGCGCGTCATCGAGCTGGATGACAAGGGGAGGATCCCCTTGGTGAACCCCAAGGCGCGCTTCTCCTTCGTCAGGGGGTCCGCGAAGACCACTGAGCACGCGGAGTGGCTGAGCGGCTGGGAGCCCAACGGCACTCTCTACAACCTCTACGAGCTCCGGGAGTTGCAGGAGCTCTCCACCCGTCCCTGGACGAGTCTCGTGCGCGTCGACACCGGCGCGGGAACCGTGTCCATCTGGGGCGGCGAGCACGACGACGTCATCGTCAAGGAGCTCGATGTGGACTCCGACAGCGGACTCCACCGCAGCGTCTCCGGGGAGATCGAGATCGGATCGTACCGAGAGCTGTGGAAGAGGCACAACCAGGACGGCTGCGAGAACGACGTGGACACGGAGCGTGGCCGTATCAAGGGGGTCCTGAACTCCGTCTACGGCGTCAGCAGCGCTGACGTGATCCAGAAGAACCCCACCAAGACGCTTTCGCTCAGACGGGGGAAGAAGGAGATCCCCTCACAGTTCGCCAGGGATCTCTTCAGCCTTCCGGAGGTGCCGTTCACGATCGGTCTCGATCCTGAGAACGACGATGTCGTGGTCATCGTCGTGGGGAGCGATATCCGTTTCATCCGCCGAGGCCGCGGGGTCGACCTCGTCTGCGAGGACGGGGTCAACTGGTCCTTCAAGAGCGAGGGGACGTACGTCCACGGCTTCGACGGGTACGGCTGCCACGTCACCACCGTTCCCGGAAGGACGGTGGGGCGCTTCTACGCCCCTCAGACCGTGGGGGATCTCCGGGAGATGGCCCGGGACTCCCGGATCGAGTTCATCACGCACGAGGACGGCCTCACGACCGTCTCCATTGGCGTGATCGGAAACGACGTTAACCTTCACGTCCGGGACCACGGGGGGATCGTCCTCTGGAAGGATGGGCGGAAGCCGACGTTCGTCAAGTACGGCGAGACCCTCGACGGAGGTCTCGCGTTCGCCCCCGCCTGGGGGCGGGCATGAGCGAGGAGAAGTTCAAGCGCGTCGCCGGAGGGGAGATCATCCTCTCCTCGAAGGGACGGGCCTGGCATCTCCGCGGGGCGCGCCACATTCGGCCCAGGCGGGTCGATGGGAAGTGGCTGGTGAGGTACCGGGGGGAGGAGCACGACCTGAAGGCCCTCGTCGAGAGGCTCTTCGGCTGCGACCTCCCCGCCGACTGGTCCCCCAGCGAGGACAGCGCTCCTCCCGAGCGGAGGCGTCTGCGCAGAGGGCCGGTCAGGTGCCTTGAGACGGGAATCGTCTACCCGTCCCAGTCGGCGGCCGCCGAGGCCCTCTACCTCTCCCCCAGCATGGTCGGCAAGACCCTGAGGGGAGTTTACAAGAACCCCACGTATCACTTCGAGTACGCCAGTGCCGATGACCTCCCCATCGAGGGTGAGGCTGCGACCGAAGCAGCGTGAGGCTCTAGACAAGATGCACGACGGGTGCGTCCTCATGGGCGGGGTGGGCTCCGGCAAGTCCATCACGGCCGTCGCCTACTGGCGGAGGGCGCACCCGGATCGTGCTCTCGTCGTGGTCACCACTCCGGCGAAGCGGGACTCCATGGAGTGGGAGGCGGAGATCGCCAAGATGGGGGCCTATGAGGCCCCTTTCGAGGTGGTGTCCTGGAACAAGATCTCGGACGTGAAGGACAGGACCGGCTGTTTCTTCGTGTTCGACGAGCAGAAGCTGAGGGGATCCGGGAAGTGGGCTCAGAACTTCCTGAAGATCTCCTCGAAGAACGACTGGATCATGCTCTCGGCGACGCCCGGGGACTCGTGGAAGGACTACCTGTCCCTGTTCCTCGCCAACGGCTGGTACGAGAACAAGACAGACTTCTACGAGAAGCACGTGATCTGGGACCGCTGGGCCAAGTACCCCAAGATCAAGCGGTACGTCAACGAGGCCCGATTGCGGAGACTGCGCTCCCGTCTGCTCGTGGAGATGGGGGATGATCGTGCGACCGAGCGCCGCTTCGTGGATCACTGGTGCGATTACGATCGTGCGTTCTACGAGAAGATGACCAAGAAGCGGTGGGACCCCTACGAGGATGCCCCTCAGAGGGACGCAGCGGCCCTTTGCAGGGTCCAGCAGCGCATAGTCAATACCTCCCACGATCGGCGGGAGAAAGCCCGTCAGATCGTCTCTGAGACGCCCAGGATACTGGTTTTCTACTCCTGGGAGTACGAGCGGGACATCCTCCTCGAGATCGGGGAGGAGCTCGGTCGGACGGTCACCGAGCGCAACGGGCACAGGCACGATCCCGTGCCCGATTCGGACGAGTACTTCCACATCGTGCACTACTCGTCATGCGAGGCGTGGAACTGCGTGTCGACGGACACGGTCATGTTCTACTCCCCGTCGTACTCGTGGTGGATGGCCGAACAGGCGTTCGGACGCATCGACCGGATGAACACCGCGTACATGACGCTGTACTGCCACAGACTCCTCTCCGACTCGACGATCGGCAGGGCCATCATGGACTGCCAGGCGAGGAAGGGGAGGTTCAACGAATCGGCCTGGAAGGGCTGAGACCGCGCACAGCGAAAGGAGAACATGATGCGCGACAACGAGATCACGAACGGCGTGTACCTCTGGACGGACGCCGGCCAGTTCGGGGCCTACCTCACCGAGGCCGAGGAGCTGGCCCTCACCGAGGTCTTCTACTACTTCCCCGTGACGGACGTGAGGTGGACGTCCTTCGTCCACTTCCGCCCCGCGAACTGCGCCGGCAAGGACAGGGAGGAGGAGATCAGGAGGGCCATCAGGGTGAAGAACAACTTCATGAGCGCCATGGACAAGCTGGGGACGCGCGCCGTCGGCCGCCCCTTCGACTGGGACGAGATCAGGGACTGGGTGCAGCCGGGGCACGTGTGGCCGGTGAGCCGTCGTCATGGCGACAGGGGGTACCAGAGGTTCTGACACAGCGCATAGTGAAGGAATCCCCTATCCGAAAGGAACCCGTCATGAACCACTGGCTCGACCGTGGGCGCCGTAAGATCGCTCAGGACAAGATGACCATCTTCGGGTGGGACGACGAGATCTTCATCCAGATCTTCCTCGAGAACTTCCGTCACTCCCGCCACGACTGGCGGCACATCCACCTGCTCCTCATGGCCGGCCTCACCTCGCTGAGGCTGCGCTGGGAGATGCGCGGATGGATCCGCTCGGCCGAGGGCGGGGTGTACGCGGACATCCTCGTGGACGAGAGCCCGCTCTTCGTCCCGATCCCGAAGGACGTCTCACGTCTTGTGCGGTCCTACTGGATCTACGTCTACCTCAGTGGTCTCATCAGGTATCACCTCTGAGACCTTCGCTCATACCTCGCAAGGGGTATGAGTTTTTCGCATGGGGGATAGTGAGATACCCCTATCAGAAAGGAAACCCCTCCAATGAACTCCATCTCCGCCCCCTGGATCGACTTCGTCACCTCTCTCGCCCGAGACTTCGACGAGGACGCACTCTGGAGTCTGCTCACGCAGGCCCGGGCCCGTCTCCACTCTCCGCTCCGTTTCATCTACTTCTGGATGTTCAACATCCTTGCGAAGTTCGCTATGAGACACGAGCCGAAGACGTGGACTCGTGACCGTAGGCTCGTGTGGCTGACCCCGGTGAAGCCCCTCGTCCTTTCCAACCGAGAGAGGTGGCCCTATGTCGTTCTCAGCCTGGAACTGGCCAAGATGAAGAGGGAAATTACCGACATCTGACCCTCAACCCATGCCCGCAAGTGGCATGGGCTCTTGTTTTTCGCCAATCACGCAACAAAAACCACAATTTTAACAAAGGTGATAGTGAACCACCACCTCCATTTGAAAGGACCATCATCATGAACAACACCATCAAGCTGTCCCCGCGCGCCCGTATCCTCATCGTGCGCCTCGACACTCTCGCCACCGCCACCAAGGCGGCCCGCGAGGAGCTCGAGGCAACTTCGATCTTCAGGATCGGACGGCGCCGGGAGCTGAGGGACATGATCTCCGAATTCACCGAGGAGGGAGCTCGTGCTCTGCACGAACTGAACGGTATGGCTATGAACCCCTACGCCTGACGATCAGTTCGGTAGCCGCACGGGCTACCTTTTTTCGCCCGGCCCATAGTGAAGGAAACCCCTACACCGAAAGGACCCCATCATGGAACACTGGCTCTGCTCGTCCTGCCGTGCTACGCACCGGGACATGATCGTCCGGTACACCCTGTCCGACAGGGACCTCCGTCGCGCCCTGCGCGGCCTGCTCACGTACTACCGCCTCCCCCTGTGGAAGAAGCTCTACTGCGCACCCATCTACGCCGTCGTCGACAGGCTGGCTGGATGGATGCTCGGCAAGTCTCTCCGCATGTGCGAGGAGTTCGCGTACGTGGACGTGGCCGAGGGCCGCGACAGCTCTCCCTACTACGTCCCGTTCCCGGACACCCTGTCCCCCCGGCATCGCAGGATCTGGGCCTACTCCTATGTGAACGGTCTCCTCAGGTACAACTGAGACCTTCGCTCATACCTCGCAAGGGGTATGAGTTTTTCGCATGGGGATAGTGAGATACCCCTATCAGAAAGGAGCACATCATGCTCTGTCTCATTCGTTTCTCCGGCACCGACTACATCGTCAACCTCTCGTTCCGAGAGTTCGCGGACGCGGTCTCCGCTCCGGACTTCTACGGACCCGCGACCAAGCTCACCGACATGAGCGACGACGTCTACTTCCGCCCCATCATCGCCCCTGCGTACATGAGGGATGCGAAGGCGGCGTACGTCGCCTACGAGCGCATGCTCGCGAGTATGAAGAAGATCCGCGCGAAGATCTCGAACGCGTACGACCTCGACGAGGACACCGAGGCGATGCTGCACGGATGGAACATCGAGGAGGTCAAGCCCCTCAACTGATCACTCTCAGGCGCATGCCCCACACGGGGCATGCGTTTTCGCCATGGGCCATAGTGACAAGCACCTGCACTTGAAAGGACCCACCATGCCCGACATCTTCGCCTTCGGCGCCCCCAACACGGGATCGCTCTGGAGGGACTACATCGTCGCTATGGCCTGGTACCACACCGAAGAGTACCTCCTCTGGCTCATTGCCAAGGGAAGGACCGGCAGGAACGTGCTGGCGAACCTCACCATCGCTCTGGAGGACCGTATGGCCCGGAAGGCGATGGCCGGGGAACCCCACTCGTTCAAGAACGGAATCCTGACCTGGCACAGCCAGTGGGGAGATATCTCTCTCGATCGTCGGTACAAGTACCCGTACGCGATGATGGCATTCTCCCAGACCGTCGTCTTCAAGAGGGTCGCCAAGACCGTCAAGTGACCTCAAGAAGGTCTGTCGCCCTGATTCACACGGATCAGGGTTTTTGCGAAGAAGTGACGGATGGGGCTGGTGTTACTCGACGGGGAGTTCGGGAGCTGTTCGCTGTCAGCGTAATGTAACAGTTAGGTAACGGTTTGATAACGAAACGGTAACGTTACTGGTGTGACAGATGGGGCTGGTGTGCGTGGAATGTGATTTCGCCGGAATGTCAGTGAGGGTTGGCCCACTTTTGTGGGCCAATGGCCCAGTAAAGTGGGCCAGGACTTTTCGTTGGAATTGCAACGAAATCTCGATGTCGTGGCCCACTTTTGAGCATATACCCTATAAAGTTTTTAAAAAGATAGAGTAGTATATATAGTGATCTACGCCACATCTGGCCGTGATGAAGCCTCCGCAACAGCGTATCTTTTCAAAAAAGTTTTTGGCCATTTTCCTCAAAAGTGGGCCAAAACGAGACGAAACGTTGCAATTCCAACGAAAAGTCCTGGCCCACTTTGCGTTACAAACTGGGCCAAAAGTGGGCCAAAAGTGGGTTCACACATAGTCATAATCACACTCCACATCAGAAACGTTGGAATTGCAACGAAAAGTGGCAATTCACCTCATCCTTCTCAGCAGGCACTCTAGTTCACTTTAACGATGTTTGACCATGTTCGAGCAAAGTTCATCTAGTGACCCTCCGAAAGTTTAACATCCGTATACTGGAGTACACTTCAGCCTCACCAGCCCCAAATCTCCACAGCCCCATTTGTATCAGGAGCATCTTTAACGATGTTTAAGCATGTTCGAGCAAAGTTCATCTAGTGACCCTCCGAAAGTTTAACACCCGTATACACTAGTACACATCAGCCCCATCAGTCCCAAATCTTCATTGACATTCCGTAGTTGGGTCATAAACACATGGGTCATAGTGAAAGGTACCGCCCCTTTGCCCATCGCAAGGGGCATGCCTTTCGTCTTCGACGGAAAGGAGAATCATGTCGAAGCGCAATCCTGAGGGCATTATCCAGGACGAGATCGTTCGCCACGTCGAACGTCACCTCGGAGGCATCTGCCTCAAGAACGACGCCACGTCGCGTCAGGGCATCCCCGACCTCACGGTCTTCCTCCCGGGAGGCGCGACCGTCCTCCTCGAGGTGAAGCGGTCACGACCCTCGCCCTCCTCCTACAGGCCGAATCAGCAGTACTACCTCGACCGCTTCCGGGAGATGCGCCACACGGCGTGGACGGTCTTCCCGGGCAACATCCGTCAGGTCAAGGACAACCTGTCCTTCCTCGCCGAGAAGGACGCGGCGTGATCTTCAACCAGCACCCGAAGCTGGAGGGGTTGCACGCCTTCCTCTCCCCGAGCAAGTACCACTGGATCAATTACGATCCCAGCGCTCTTGTCGAGGCCTTCCGCCGCCATGAGGCCGCCGCCCTCGGCACGAGGCTCCACGCCCTCGCCGCGGAGCACATCCGCCTCGGCATCCGCATGCCCCGGAACAGGATCACGATCAACGCCTACGTGAACGACGCGATCGGCTTCGGCATGACGCCGGAGCAGCCTCTGTTCTACTCAGTCAACGCGTTCGGGACGGCCGATGCCATCCTCTTCGACGAGAGGGCGTCCCTCCTCCGTGTGCACGACCTCAAGACCGGCGTCACGCCCGCGAGCATCAACCAGCTCCTGGTGTACGCCGCCCTCTTCTCCCTCGAGTACGAGATCCCCCCTTCGGAGTACACCTCCGAGCTCCGGATCTATCAGAACGACGAGATCCTCAAGGTTCGACCGAACCCCGAGGAGATCTCGTCCATCATGGCCACCATCGTCGACTTCGACACCGCCATCGAGAAGATGAAGAGGGGGGACCCCGTCGATGAGTGATCTCGCGCATTCCGGGAAGCCCCACCAGGGCTCCACTCCGCACTCCGGACGCTACAAGTGGGGTTCCGGAAAGGACCCCTACCAGACCTCCACAGACTTCCTCGCAGAGGTCTCCCGCCTCCAGAAGCTGGGGATGAAGGAGACCGAGGTCGCAGAGGACCTCGGGATGAACACCACGGAGCTCCGCGCCAGGAAGACCGCCGCCAAGAGCACCAAGCGCGAGGGGGACGTCGCCAGGGCCCGTCAGATGCGGGAGAAGGGGATGTCCTACTCCGCCATCGCGGAGAAGCTCGGCGTCTCGACCACGACGGCCAAGACCCTCTCCGAAGGAGGCATGCTCGCCAAGAGCGCCAAGACCGAGACCGCCGCCCAGGTGCTCAAGGAGAACATCAAGCAGCATAAGTACATCGAGTACGGCCTCGGCACGGAGATCGCGCTCGACTGCTCCACCACCCAGCTCAAGACCGCCGTTCAGATGCTGAAGGACGAGGGGTATGAGTCCCACGAGGTCTTCATCCGTCAGGTCGGCACCGGGAAGAGCAAGTTCACCACGCTCAAGGTGCTCACCCCTCCCGGAACGAAGAAGTCGGAGGTCATGGAGCACATCGGGGAGATCCGTGCGCCCATGGTCCACATCGACACCGGGGGGAAACTCACCGGCGTTATGCAGAAGCCCACTCCCATCTCCTCGAAGAGGGTGAAGGTGGTCTACGACGAGGACGGCGGCTCTAAGATGGACGGCGTCATCGAACTCCGTCGAGGCGTTCCCGAGCTCACCATCGCCAACGGCGTGTACGCCCAGGTGCGCATCTCCGTGGACGGCACGCACTACCTCAAGGGTATGGCCGTGTACGCCGACGACCTTCCGAAGGGCGTGGACGTCCGCTTCAACACCAATAAGAAGCGGGGAACGCCCATGACGGGCCCGAAGGACAACACGGTCCTCAAGCCGGCCGATCCCGACAATCCCAGGAACCCCTTCGGCGCCACGGTCACGCAGCGCCAGTACAAGGATCCGAAGACCGGGAAGAGCAAGCTCTCCGCGCTGAACTACGTCAGGGAGGAGGGCGATTGGGACGCCTGGTCCCGAACGCTCCCCTCGCAGTACCTCAGCAAGCAGCTCCTCTCTCAGGCCAAGAAGCAGCTCAAGGTCACCCGGGACAAGCAGAGGGCCGAGTTCGACGAGATCATGCGTCTCACGAACCCGGTCATTAAGAAGAAGCTCCTGGAGTCCTTCGCCGACGAGTGCGACGCGAAGGCCGTCTCCTTGCAGGCCGCCCCCTATCCCAGGCAGTCCATCCAGGTCATGCTCCCCGTTCCGAGCATGAAGCCCACCGAGGTCTACGCGCCGAACTACAAGCACGGCGAACGAGTGGCTCTGGTGCGCTACCCGCACGCCGGAACCTTCGAGATCCCGGAACTCACGGTCAACAACCGCCACAAGAGGGCCATCGCCAGGATCGGGAAGAACGCCAAGGACGCCATCGGAGTCCATCACTCCGTGGCCGAACGACTTTCGGGAGCGGACTTCGACGGAGACTTCGTCCTCGTCGTGCCCAACAACGACGGCAAGGTCCGCTCGACTCCGCCCCTTCGAGGACTCGAGGGATACGACCCCAAACGGGCCTATCCCAAACGGGAGGGCATGAAGGTGATGAAGAAGGGACCGCAGACTCAGATGCAGATGGGTCGCATCTCGAACCTCATCAATGACATGACCATTCGAGGGGCGACCAAGGCCGAGATCGCCAGGGCGGTTCGGCACAGTATGACGGTCATCGACGCCGCCAAGCACGAACTCGATTGGCAGCAGTCCGAGAAGGACAACGACATCGCCGGTCTTCGGAAGAAGTACCAGAACGGACCCATGGGCGGTGCCGCCACGCTGACCTCCAGAGCCAAGTCCCCCGTTTACAGGGAGCAGACCAGGGCTCGAAGGGCCAGCGAGGGTGGAGCCATCGACCCGAAGACGGGGGATCTCGTCAGAGTACCCACCGGAAGAGGGCACTTCGCCAAGATCAAGCGACCTGACGGGACTTGGGAGACCACCGACAAGTGGATCCCGGAGATGGAGACCATCCCCAAGATGTCCTCCGTCAGGGATGCCCGCTCCCTCTCCTCCGGCACTAGGATGGAAGGGGTCTACGCCGATCACGCCAACGCCCTCAAGCAGATGGCGAGGGATGCGAGACTTGCCTCCCTCCGTGTTGGAAAGCTCCCCCAGTCGAAAGCGGCCAAGGTCAAATACGCCCCCGAGGTCGAATCCCTCAAGGGCAAATTGAAACGGGCCTATGCCGCCAAGCCCAGGGAGCGACAGGCTCAAGTCGTGGCGAACGCTGCTGCTCGTCTCGCATTGCAGGACAACCCGGAGCTCCGCACCGACAAAGACGCCCGGGCCAAGATGGAAAGGCGCATGCTGGGCGAGGCGAGGGCTAGAACAGGGGCCCGCCGTTACCAGATCGAGATCACGGACAGGGAGTGGAAGGCCATTCAGGAGGGGGCCATCTCCCACAACATGCTCGATGAGATCATCCAGAACACCGACACCGACAGGGTCCGCGCTCTGGCTACGCCCAAAGCCGCCGCCTCGGTCTCAGCCGCTAAGAAGTCCAAGATTCGACTGCTCAAGAATCGTGGCTACACCAACGACGAGATCGCAGAGGCCTGTGGCATGAGTGCTTCATCCGTGGTGCGTCTCATGAAGGACGAGGGTATCTGATGATAGAATGGGCCATCACCACGAAGGACAATCCATACAGTCCTTTCACGCAGTTCGATGATTGGTTTCACTACGACATCCTTGCTGAGTACAACACTTGTTCTTACCTCGACCGCCTCTGGCAGGGCAGCACGGATGCTAGTGAGTTCGATCAATTCAATTCACTTCAATTGGCGATTGATGAACTCGTTGAACTGTTTCCTGAACTTTACATGAAAGTTCAAGAGACTGATTACGAGTGACAGCGCTTGGAAGGAGGCGCTTGCAGAGGGGGGAGTACCCTCCAAAAGACACCCCCCCCTCTGCAT